AGTTAAATGTACTTCTGAAGCAATTAATTTAACGATTGGAGATATTGTTAATCTTACTTATTCTACTGGTGGCTTTAGTGCAAAACCATTTAGAGTTATGGGTATGGCAATTAACTCAGATAGTACAGTTGGATTACAATTAGTTGAGCATCAAGATAACTTCTATACTTGGAGTTCAAAAGCACAAGCACCTACAATCGCTGACACAACTTTACCTAATCCAAACAATGTATCTGCACCAGCTTCAGTTACTTTAGATGATGAGTTAATATTATACTCTGATGGAGTTGTTATAACAGCTTTAAATGTAACAATAGGTGCTGCACAAGATTCATTTGTAGATTACTACCAAGTTGAATATAAATTAAGTTCAGACACAGATTATATTGTAGCTGGTCAAGGAAAAGGATTGCTACAAAGAATATTAAACGTGATAGATGCTGAAACTTATAATGTTAGAGTTAAAGCTTTTAATACTTTAGGCTCTGGATCAACATATACTACTGCAACAAGAACTATTGTTGGTGGAACAGCTTTGCCAAGTGATGTAGAAGATTTTACTTGTAATATTGTTGGACAAGATGCACATTTAAACTGGTCTCCAATTCCTGATTTAGATTTAGCTTATTATACAGTTCGTTTCTCAACAGTTACAACTGGTGCTACTTGGCAGAACTCAGTCCCTTTAGTTGAAAAAGTATCAAGACCTGCTACCAGCATAGCAGTCCCTGCTCGTGTAGGAAGTTATTTAATTAAAGCTGTAGATAAATCTGGTAACTTTTCTTCTAATGCTTCTATTATTGCAACTAATTTAATTAGTGTTGGGAATTATAATTCTATTGTTACTCAAACAGAATCACCTACATTTACTGGAACTAAAACAAATGTAAGTATATCTGGTGGAGAATTAAGAATAACTGATTTAGGTTTAGATGGAATATATTATTTTTCATCATCCATAAATCTTGGTTCTATTTATACATCAAGAGTTACAGCTTCTATTACTCAATACGCAGAACAACCAAGTGATTTATTTGATACTGGTAGAGGTTATACTTTATTTGAAGATGCTTTAGGTTCATTTGATGGAGATTATGCTATCAATGCAAGTTCTCATTTAGAAATATCTTTATCTAATGATGGAACTACTTGGACTGATTATCGTAACTTTATTTTAGGGGATTATACTGCTAAATATTATCGTTTTAGAATGTACATGAATTCATTAGATGGAATATCAACACCAGTAATAACTGGATTATCAGTTACAATAGATATGCCAGATAGAATATTTAGTGGTAATGATATTGCTTCAGGAACTGGAACATACACAGTAACATTTACAAATCCATATTATTCTGCTAATTATGCTGTAGGCATAACTGCTCAAGGATTAGCAACTGGAGATTATTACTTATTAACTTCAAAAGCTACGAGTGGTTTTAATATAGCATTTAAGAATAGTGCTGGTACTGGAATAAGTAAAACTTTTGATTATATTACTAAAGGATATTAGATAGATGAGTCAAGTAACTGCAATAACAATTTCAAATCAAACATTTCCAAACTTTAGAACAGCATTAAATAATAGTTTCAACGCAATTAATTCTAGTCATATTGGAAGTGCAACACCAACTTCTGCTGTTGCTGGAACGATTTGGATTGACAACTCAATTACAAATACTTATACACTAAAAGTCTATGATGGTACTGACAATCTAACATTGTTCAGTATTAACACATCAACAAACGCAGTAACATTACCAAGTGGAGTAGCAATTACTGAAGCAGACCCTTCAGCGATTCCATTTAGTATAGCATTAGGTAGTTAATATATGGCAAATAGTTTTTCAGACGCACAAGTAAGTTTAACAAATACAACTCTTACAGATATATTTACAGCAACTACTAAATCTTTAGTTATTGCTGGTACAATAGCAAATACAACAACGACTTCAATGAATGTAACAATTAAGAAATATAAAAGTTCTGGTGCTACTGGAAAATTCATATTTAAAAATGCACCACTTCCAGCAGGTTCTTCTTTAGAGTTACCAAAAATGGTTCTAGCAATATCAGATAAAATACAAGCACAATCAGATGATGCTTCTGGTAACTGTGATGTCCATTTACAGTTATTAACTGATGTAGCATAATGGCTTACGTAGGAAATACACCAAGTAAAGTTCCTTTAACTTCTGCCGACATAACAGATAGCATTATAACTTCTGCAAAGATTACAGATGGTACTATTGTTAATGCTGATATAGCAAATTCAACAATTAATCTTACAACTAAAGTAACTGGTTCTTTACCAATAGCAAATGGTGGAACTGGATTAACTGCATTAGGAACTGCATCGCAAGTATTAAGAACTAATAGTGGTGCTACTGCTTTAGAGTTTGCAACTTTATCTTCAGATTTTGTCTTACTTGCTTCTACAGACGCTTCAGCTTCTGCTTCGGTAAGTTTTGATGGATATTTTTCATCTACTTATAAAAATTATAAATTAATTTGTTCTAATTTAATTCCAAGTTCATCTAGTGGTTATCCAAGAATAAGATTAAGAAGAAGTAATGCAGATGTTACAACTTCAAATTATAATAGTGGTGGTGGAGGACAATTTCAAAGAACAGGAGTATCAAGTGGTTTTGATTATTTTGGAACTAATAGTGGTAGTTATATTTTTTTACAAACTGAAACTGGAACAAGAGATACAACTAATTTAGGATTTAGTACAGAAATTACAATTTTTGATCCATTATCAACAACTGCAAGAAAAAGTTTAACAGCAATAAATAGTCCATATAGAGATACTTCATTAACATATTATGTTGATACAATTCATAGTTCTGGATATTTAGATGATAATAATAATGCTTTAAGTGGAATCACATTTTATATGAGTACAGGAAATATAACATCAGGAAACTTTAAATTATATGGTATTAAATAAATGAAAAAATTATTAATAACTCCAGAAGGTACATTTGAATTAGAATTAACTAATACTGATATAGCACAAAAAGAACAAGATGCTATTCAATCAGAATTAGATACTATTAATAGAGAAGAAAAAATTGCTACAGAATTAGCTAATAAACAATCAGCACTAAACAAACTTAAAGCATTAGGTTTGAATGATGCTGAGATTAAATCAATTATAGGATAATAATGCCACTAACAAAAATACAATCACTAGGAATAACTGATGGCACAATAGTTAATGCCGATATTAATGCTAGTGCTGCTATAGCTGGAACTAAACTAGGTGCTGGTTCGGTGTTGCAAGTTGTATCAACAAACAAGACTGATACTTTTGCAAGTTCGTCTATAGGAAATTCATTTGTAGATGTTACTGGATTATCAGTATCAATAACACCATCATCAGCTTCTAATAAAATTCTAATATTAGCTACAATCAATCATGGTGTTGATGGTATTAGAGCAACTGCATTAAAATTATTAAGAGATTCAACAGCTATAAATATTGGTACAGCATCAGGAAATAGACCAGCTGCGTCAACTGTATCTATTGGACAAAATTATGATTCAAATAGGGGACAAGTTTCTAGTATAAATTTTTTAGATTCGCCTAGTACAACTTCATCAATTACATATAAAATTCAAGTTGGAATCTTAGAAGCAACTGCAAACGTAGCAAGAATAAATACAACTGGTGCTGATGGTGATTTTACTTATATAGGAAGATCTGCGTCAACAATTACAGCAATGGAAATTAAAGGTTAATTATGATTATAGAAGCAATATTAAAAATAAATCCAAATGCAGAAGTTACAGTTAATGCAGATGACATTAATCAAATCACTTGGTTAAATGAAACTACACCAATTCCTGCAAATGAAATACTAGCTAAGCAACAAGAACTAATTGCAGAATATAATTCTAAACAATACCAAAGAGATAGAGCCAAAGACTATCCATCAATACAAGAGCAATTAGATATGCAGTATTGGGATAAGATTAATGGCACTAATAAATGGCAACAAGCCATCAACGCAGTTAAACAGAAATATCCAAAATAGATGGCTTATATCGGCAAACAACCAGTTGTAGGAAATTTTGTAAAGCTAGATGCTATTACTACATCTGCTACGACTACATTCAATTTATTAAATGGTGGAAGTGCTTACTACCCACAAACTGCTAATAACTGTATCGTATCTTTAAATGGTGTTATTCAATCGCCAACTTCAGCTTATACAATATCAGGTTCAACAATAATATTCTCAGATGCTTTAACTTCATCTGACACAATAGATTTTATTTTAGTATTAGGTGATGTACTTGCAATAGGTACTCCTAGCGATGGTACAGTTAATTCTGCTAAACTTGCATCAGGTACAACTGGATTATTTGCTTGGCAAACAGTTCAGACAACTGGATTTACTGCTGTAGCTGGTAGAGGTTATCCTTGCAATACAACTTCATCTGCATTTACAGTTACACTTCCTGCATCTGCTACTGCTGGAGATACAATTAAATTATTAGATTACGCAGGAACTTTTGCTACAAACAATATTACATTAGGTGCTAATTCAAATAAAATTGAAGGTGGTACTGCAAATAAACTTTTAACAACAAATAGAGAAGCTGTAACTTTAACTTATGTAGATTCTACACAGGGTTGGGTTTCTTCTTCTGCTTCAAACTATGGTACTCAATCTATTGATCCAATGGTTTATTCAGCAGATATTTTAGTAGTAGCTGGAGGCGGAGGTGGTGGAGCAAATACTGGTGGAGGAGATGCAGCAGGAGGTGGAGGTGCTGGAGGATATAGAACATCAACTCAAAACTTAAATACTGGTGCAATTTACACAATTACAGTAGGTGCTAGTGGTGCAGGAGGAACAGGAAATAATGCTGGTTCAAATGGTTCTGATTCTTCTATATCAGGAAGTGGATTAACAACAATTACATCAACAGGCGGAGGTGGTGGTGCTGGAGGAGTTAGTGGACTAGGTTCTGCAGGTAATGCAGGTAGTGGAGGTTCAGGTGGTGGAGGTGCTTATTATTATCAAACAGGCGGTTCTGGTAACACACCAAGCACATCTCCTAGTCAAGGAAATAATGGTGGTACTGATACTAACGGAAATGGTGGGGCAGGTGGTGGTGGTGCAAGTGCTGCTGGTACAAATAATTCTGCTTCTGACACAGGAACAGCAGGTGGTGCAGGTTCAGCTTCTTCAATAACTGGATCTTCAATAACTTATGCTGGAGGAGGAGGAGGTGGAAGTTATATTGGTTCAGGTGGTTCAGGTGGAGCTGGTGGTGGTGGAGCTGGTGGTAATGGAAGTTCAGGAGCTGCAACAGCAGGTACAACAAATTTAGGAGGTGGTGGAGGAGGAGGAGGTAACGCAGTAGTAGGTGCTTCTGGAGGTTCAGGTGTAGTTATATTAAGTGTACTTACTTCTAAATATTCAGCAACTTCAACAGGTTCTCCAACAATTACAACATCAGGAAGTAATACCATATTAAAATTTACAGGTTCAGGAACTTACACAGCATAGGATAAATTATGGCACATTTTGCAAAAATAGGATTAAATAATAAAGTAATAGAAGTTTTATCAGTACATAATAACGTATTAAAAGATTCAAATGGAGTTGAACAAGAAGTTAATGGAATTGATTTCTTAACTAAACTTACTGGCTATCCAGTATGGATTCAAACATCTTTTAATAATAACATTAGAAAAAACTTTGCTGGAAAAGGTTATACTTATGATGAAACAAGAGATGCTTTCATAGCACCTAAACCTTTTAACTCTTGGATATTAAACGAAGATACTTGTTTATGGGAAGCACCAGTTGCTATGCCAATAGATGACAATATATATTCTTGGAACGAATCAACAACAACATGGGATATAATTGAATGATAACATTAATAATAGGTTTAATAATTGGAGTTTATTTAGGTTGGAAGTTTGAATCCGCAATAAATGATTTTATTGAATCAATCAAATCTCATTTAAATATTAAGTAGTATTGCAATTCTAAAGTTACACACCATATAAGATAAATGGTTTATACAAACGAAGAACATAACTTTTACTCAAAGGAGAATAATATGCTGAACTATTCAGATGTTAAGAACTATTGGTCTAAGTTTTACGCAGATGCTTTTGAAGATGCTAAAACATTTTGGAAAGACTATGCTAAAAACATAGAGCAGTTTTACACAAAAAAATAACTTTATTAAAACATAATAGTTTGATACTACTGCATAAAATTTAATGTGCATTTTCAAGCTTTGGATTGGTGATTGTTGCCTACTATCTGGTTGCAAATGCAAAGATAGCTATGTCAAGAACCCACAACGAAGAACTAATAAGTCTAAAGGGACATATCACAGGAATTAAAGCTAATTTAAAAGTATTAAGTTGCTCAGTCTATAAGCTAGAGAAAAGATTAGAAAAGCTGTTCTGGTCTATTTTTATTGCTCTTGGAACTTTGAGCATGGCATTATTAACTTTATTTCTTGCCAAGTAATACGAATACAACTAACAGAGGTAGTATGGACACTAGAAGAATACTTGTCATATCAGACTTACATCTTCCATATCATAGAGAAGATTCTTTTGATTTCTTAAAAGAATTAAAAAAAGAATATAAACCTACATTCGTAATGTCTATTGGAGATTTATTAGACCACCACGCATTATCTTTTCATGATTCAAACCCTGATTTATTTTCTGCTGGACATGAACTTGTTAAAGCAAAAGATTGTGTAAAAGAATTAGAATCAATATTCCCTGAATTAATTGAAATAGATTCAAACCATTCATCTTTAGTTTATAGACGTGCTTTAAAACATGGAATGCCTAGAGCATATTTAAAAGAGTATGGAGAATTTTTAGGTACTAAAAAATGGAAATGGATTGATGATTTAACAGTTACACTTCCTAATAAACAAAGATGTTTATTTACTCATGGTAGATCAGCAGATGTTTTAAAAGTTTCACAAACTAATGGAATGAATTGTGTGCAAGGACATTTCCACACAAAATTTAAAATTGAATATTGGGCAAATCCAGATAATCTTTTCTGGGGAATGCAAGTCGGAAGTTTAATAGATCAAAAATCACTAGCTTTTGAATACGCAAAAAATTTTAAAACTAGATTTATAATTGGTACTGGTTTAATAATAGATTCACAACCCAAATTAGCACCATGCGTTCTTAACAAAAAAGGAAAGTGGATAGGAAAACTTGTCTGATCATTTTACGATTAAAGAATTAACACAAAGCGATACAGCAGTAAGACTATCTATAGATAATACCCCTACCGATCAAATTTTAAAAAATTTACAATTAGTAACTGAAAAGATTTTAGAACCAGTCAGAATTTATTTTGATAAACCAGTTAAAGTTACTTCTGGTTATCGTTCACCAGCTTTATGCCAAGCAATAGGAAGTAAAACAACATCGCAACATACTCTTGGTCAAGCTGTAGATTTTGAAGTAATAGGAATACCAAATCAAGTTGTTTCAGAATGGATAGTTAATAATTTAGAATATGACCAATGTATTCTTGAATTTTGGAATCCTAATCAATATAACGCAGGTTGGATTCATTGTTCTTATTCTGCTTTACTAAACAGAAAAATGTATTTAAAAGCTTATACATCTAACGGAAGGACAGTGTATGAAGTCATCTAAAAAACAAATTGGTGGAAGTCATTATCTTGGTTATGAGATACAACCAGTAGAATTTTTAATAAAAAATAATGTTGGATTCGTAGAAGGTAATATTATAAAGTATGTTTTAAGATTTAAGGAGAAGGGTGGTGTTGACGACTTACGCAAAGCACAACATTATATAGAACTACTAATAGAACATACTAAAAGTAGCAAATAGCGTTAAATCTAATTTAAACCCATTATTAGAGCATTGTGGCTTTTAGTAGGGATTATCTTAATAACTCTTAACTTGTTAAAATTTAGGGGTATTTTGAAGGTTTAAACACTATAAAATAGAACATTTAGAGAACAATATGACAACATACGGAATAACATCAATAGATCCAGATAATACAGCATACAATTCAGCTATAACAACTTCTAGTCAAGCAAGTTCAGCAATCGTTACTGGTTCTGGCAAGATTAGAATATCAACACAAGGTAATCACGTTCACGTTGCTTTTGGTTCTGCACCAACAGCTTCAAGCACAACTAGTTTTTTTATACCA